AGGAGCAATGTCACTTGCGCTATCCATTACGACGCCCTGGGAATTAGTAGACTTACCTAGTAACAGTTTGTAGTTAGCGTTTGCAAGCTCTGAAATTGTGAACTCAACATCAACTGAAGAAAAAACGGTAATAATTTCTTCCACTGAATCATCAGAAAAAACGTTTTGCGTATCTTGTGACGGCGTGATTTTTGCGTCTACCGCGTGAAGGATTTTCACGGGCGCACCGTATGTTACCCCTGTATTATCATCTTTAGTCAATGGAGCGACTACGATATTATCCAAACCGACTAATGCCATTTAAAAAACCTCTTTCTTTTTTAGGATTATATTTTAATTACCGCAACTGTAACTGAAGCCGCTGCCGAATAAGTAACATTGACCATTGATGTATCATTGTTAAATCGGTCCGTTTGAAACGGTCCTATTAATCGTTCGCCTGTTGTAGCTGGTACTGTAACCGCTAAATTATGGTCAAAACCATGATTGCAAGGCGTTACTGAATCAACTGTAACTGTTACAACTGAAGCTGAAGCGTTTTTTACATGAAGAAACATTCTTCCATCGTTTGCGAAAGAATCCCCGCCCGCTGCTGCAGCTTGAAAAGTGGGTGCAATTCCCGCTTGCGTTACTGCTTGCGCCGATAAAACTGCCATTTTAAAACCTCATTTCTTTTTATTTGCTGAAGCTAAAGGACATAGAAACTCGGTAAACTTTTGTGCCCGCGTTAAAAAGCTCTATTTTTGAAGTCCTCGCATAGCCCAAATTGTTTAAAGCTGCTTTAATTTGAGTAACTTTATCTTCTAAATTACCCTTGCTGTATACGTCCAATTGAAGGCTGTAAACCGTTGTTATTTCCTTGTCATCAGCTATTAAACCCGCTCTTTCGTTGTAGAAAAAGAAAGTAATATAGGTTGAATCGGTCCCCGTGTATTCATGAAAGGCCGCGGGAGCTATTGGGGTTAATGCTGCAATAATATCGCCTTTTAAACTCATAAGCCCATACCCCGCTTTATAACTTTTGCCATTGCCTTTTGTATTTCGGGTTGATTATTCTCCAATGCTGGGCGCATAAACGGTTTGGCTTGAATATCAGGGGTAACGTATACCTGGTCATCAATCCCCATGTATAGCCCTCCCTGTGCTCCTATTTCATGAAAAAGTAAATAGAAAAATTCATTTGTTGCGCCTATGTCGTATTGGTCATCTGAAACTTTTTTAATTCCTATGTTGTCCCTTGCATGTTGTTTAGGCTCCGAACTTACGGGCATGTTTGGATGACTTTCGACTTTCTCCTTTAAGACTTCCGCGCCTGCTTTCAGGGCTTTATCTTTCAGGGTGCCGTCAATGGTCTTGCCCATACCTTCCAGGGCCTTCATGATGTTATCCATCGCAGAAAAATCAAATCCATTTTCAACAGCCATTTAAACCACCTCATTTGCAATAATGGTCAATGTCCTGTTTTCTTCGTTGTCATTTAAGACTGATTCAATTTTAAAACTACGCTGCTTATAAAAAATAAGCCAAGTATCATCAATATTTTTTCTATAACGAATAACGAACCTTATAATATTTTCTGTTTGGTCCGCCTTTGCCTGGGTATATTCCCTTGCAGAAACAGGCTTTACCATAGCCCAAACAGCTAAATTAAGGGGCGTCCCCGGTAATGGGTACCCGTCTTGGTCTACGCCGCTGCTGCTTGGCTTTTGTAAAGTAATTCTTTTGTTGAAATCCCCCGCCGTTATCATGTAGCAATCACTTCTTCAGAGTGCGTATAACTAAGCTGGGTTAATAAAATACTGATTGTATAGGGGACATCGACAACAGAAACGCCATTCCCTGCAATAACAGGGGTCCGCATTTCGTACCAATGAGCAACTAACAGCTTTACAACATGTTTTGCCCTTTCAGGCGTCTTTGCTGGGTCCGCAAATAAAAACCCGGTTGCGCTTTTTACGTATTCATCAGCAACTAATAAAAGGCTGTTAATAAGCTCGTCATCGTCGCTGATTTCGTCCAAACGTAAATATTTTTTGATTTCATCTAAGGTAACTATCAAGATAATCCCCCTCCTTAAAGAGAAAAGAAGGGGAATAATCCCCTTCTAGTTGTCTTATGCTGGAATATCGCACCATACATAGGCGGCTGCATCGGCTTGTTTTACGTCGAAACGCTCAACAATACGGGCAACAACTTGGTTTTTAGTAAATCCGGCTTCTTGTGAAATAGCAACCTCGTAAACTTCACGGTCAAAGAATTTGCAACCTTCTCTTAATGCACCAACAAAGATTTGCCCTTTTGTTGCAACTGAAGGCAATTCAGCATTAGAGAATACATGTACAGGCAAGCCCAAAAGCATTTTGCTAGTTGCATTTGATGGGTCCGGCTGTAATAGTGGTTTTCCTGTTGTGTCTTGCATTGTATCAATCTTGTTAAATGCATCCTGATTCATTACCCAAACTGAAATTGCTGAAAGTGCCGGGTCCAGGGTAACATTGACAACCTTTTTAATGCTTGCAAGGTCTGTAAGTGGTGATACTGTTTTTCCTGTTTTCAACTCTGCGAAAATCTTAGTGTTTTCAGTACGTACCGCTTTGCGGGCAAAGAATCCATTCAGGTAATTCATGAAGTTTGCTGTTTCATCTTGTAGGAATGATTTAGCAATAGGAGTAATTGCACCATAGTTTACTACTTTGTATTGAACGTCTTTGAATTTCGGATTTACTTCAGGCAAGCCCGTTGTCGTATCGTCGAAATTAATCAAGTCTGTTAATGTGCTAGTGTCTTCCACAACAAACGAACCTGATTCAGTAGTGACAGGAATTACCCCAACAATGTCTTTCATGGACTTGTATTGACGTTTTAACAGGTTAATATCATTTGCAATTGACTTAGGAACTAAGAATCCACCGTCCGCGTTAACCGCTGAAGCTACGACGGCCCGTTCTTCTGTTGTTAAGACGCCGCCTTTAATAGCTTTTGCGAAAACCATTCTTTCTTCAAGCTCGTTTTTGCTTGGTACTGAAGGAGCTGCAGGCGTAAACCCTTCTGTTCCCGCTGCATTTGCAGCACGTTTTGACAATTCAATTTTGCGGGCTGCTTCTTCTTTGTCTTCTTCGTCCAATGCTTCTTGGAGCTTGATTTGTTTATTAATGGAGCGCATTTCCTCAAGCTTTGCTTCCGCTTCGTCCACTTTTCCATCATTGTTTAATTGACGGACTTCCTCTTTCATCGCTGCTTTTTTCTGTAACAGTTCAGCCATTCTATTCATGGGCTTATTCCTCATTTCGTTTGATTGTTTTGAATCAACAGGCTTGTAATTATAAAAATTACTAACCTTTCACTATTAAAGAATGAAATAGATTTAACTAATGGGTAAAAAAGAAAAAGAGCTTATAAAAGCTCTAATTCAATAGCAATCTTTCTCTTTTTTAGCTGCTTGTCCAGCTCGGCTTTGTGATTTTCTAAACCACGTTGGGCAACTACGCTTTCTGTTGCCTGATATGCGGGGTAAGTAACAATAGAAACATCGGCAATTTGTTTGAATCGCTTGATTGTCCTTTTGTAAATGTCCCGCTGCTCGTCATATTCCCATGTATCGCCCTCGCCGCCTGAATGGTCCAGGGTGAAAGCAAAGCTTGACTGGTCTATGTCCCCGCGCTGCATACTCGTCATAAGGTCCTTTGCAAAAGAAGTTTCCGGCATGTCGACCTCATAACGTAAGCCTAATGCATCCACTTCAAGCTTTAACGTGCCCGCCTTGGACCGGCCTAGCACCTGGGAAGCGTTATGGTTGAATAAAGCCCGAACGTCCGTTAAATCGGCGCTGTCGAAGGCTCCCGGCTCGATTGTTTCAATAAAACCGCCTAAATTTTCGCTTTCACTGTTAAACCTTGCAGCATATCCTACTACATATTGACGTTTTTCGTCCCCTTCTGCCGTTCTAAGCTCGATTGGAGCCGTGAGGGTCCTAATCTCTTTATCTGTCGTTTTCATTCGTTTTCACCCCCTTTCAGCGTTTCTGCTGGCGCTGTACCTCCATTATACGACATTCCCACCATTTCCAGGGGTTGCATTGTACCATTTACAATTAATTTGTCCCCACCTTCAGCTTTTGGCAAGTCTTCCTTCTCCCTCGCTTCATTTGGCATAATAAACCCTCCATCAATACCGACCTTGTAAGCTTCATACCGGGTTTTAATATCGGTCCTAAGCAAAGCATCCACATTGAATTGAATAAACATTCCTGCTTTTATTTCTTCTTCAGTTAATAATTTGTACGTCATTTCTTGTTCATACATGGTTAAAATCGGGTGCAAAGTGTCCCGGTAAAATTCCTCGCTTTGCTGCTGCACGTTATTAAATTTTGCGCCCGTCAAATCGTTCACCTGATGCTGTTTGACTCCAAAAGCTGCAGCAATTTGCCTTACTGATAAATTCATATTTTCAAAGAATTGCGCGTCCGCCATAGTGGAGTTGATTGTTGAAAAAGTAAAGCCAACAGGCACGGGAAGTATTTTGCCCACGTTGTCCATTCCGTTCGCCATTTTTTCAAACCTAGCTTTTAACCTATTCATACCCACTTCTTCAATATCTCCCGTATACTGAAGCACCGCTTTAGCTGAAAGGCCGCCTTTAAAAAATCTGTTTGTATAATCGGAGCCATATTGCAGGTTTTCCACTGTTGTTTTTAAATAATCCTTGATTGCCATGCCTGTTATGCCGTCCCTGGTCATGGCTTTAAAATGCAAAACCTGGTCACTTTTGAATTTATATTCTCCATGATGGGACTGATAAACGAACCAAACGCCGTAATCTTTCCCGATAATCCGCGCGTCATCCACCCATATTGTAACTTTGTCCATTTCTAAAGGGTGCAATCCTAATACTTTGCCGTGAATGGGGTCCGTTTCAACTACTACCACGGAATGACCATAGTAATTGCGCTGATACTCTACCATTTTCCAATAATCAGAGGAAGACATATTTTTATTTGGTCTTAACTTTAGTTTTGAATATAGATAGTGTTCATTTGCCTTTTGGATGCCGTCCGATGTTTCTTTATACATTTTGATAGGCAGCTTTGACATGTTATCACTTAAAATCCTTAGACATGTAAAAAATGTTGCTTCCTTTGCTTTGTTTGCGCTAACACCTTCCAGGTCAATGCCTAAAGCCCTTGCAAGCTCGACGTCATCCGTCGTTAATAATGGCAAAGACCTGCTCTCTTTTCTGCTGAATAACTTCATTGCCTAGTCACTTCCTTTTCATATTGTTGTGGTTTAATATGCCCAATAAGAGCAAGAACCCGCCTAATGTGTAAAGAGCTGCATCCACACCAAATTTATTAAAGGTTGCAATGCAAATAAGGATAACACCAATGACAATAAATATGTCTTCGATGAAATCCCCTATAAACTTAAAAAACTTATCCATGTTTTCACCATCCCAACTTATCTAAGTAGTCATCCGAAAGCATTTCGTTTGCGTCGCCCATTTGATAATGAAACCGGGCTGCAGAATGAGCATTCATAATACATGCTACCGGGTCAATTCTTTGTGAGCTTTTTGATTTATCTAGCATGAAGTTTTCATTATGGTCTATCTTTGTTACTGCATTCCCCATTGCCCAATTTAAAACCGGGTTGTTATCATGAATGATTTTCTTTTTATGTACCAGCTCCCTAAATTCTTTTGTAGGTGGGGCTAGTGTTTTCATTCCCTGAATAACTTTTACTGTTTTGAATCCCCTATCATCTTGCATTCTGTTTGCAAAGTCCTGGGCGCTCCATTCATCGTAATAAACCGCGTTTGCAATCCATCCGTTTTGCTCTACCTGGTCCACAATATACTTTTCTAAAAATCTATAGTCCACTACATCGCCTGGCGTGAAGGATAACCAGCCTTGACGCTTCCATAAATCATATGGGACTTTATCCGTTGTCATCTTAGCAATAAGAGTTTCTTCAGGCATAAATGAATGCCCTTGTACAACAAATTTTTCATCACCTATAGGAATCAAGAAACTTACGGACGTTAAATCCAGCGTCGCGGACAAATCCACACCAATATATACTTGTTTACCCCTGGTATCAGGAAGGATTTCCTCTTTGCCTATCCCGCATTCATTCCACTTCCTAAGATTCATATAGGCGCCTTCTTTTTGCTGTACCCATATATTCATATTCTTTGTAAGAAACTTAGTCATTTTTTCAGGTACATCTAAAGCAATAGACATATCGGCGCGGACTGATTTAATCCCGGCTTCATAAGTCGCAATTATCGGGTTTGCCTTAATCCAATTCGACTCGTCTTTTATGTCATCGTCTGGGTCAAGCTCACAAATAACCGCGAAATATTCCTCGTTTGTGGTAACGTCTTCAGGGTCCAATATCCTTGAAACATATTGGTATTCTGTATAACATGGAGCATTAAGGTCAAAGCCTGCTGTTGTAATGATAACCATTAAAGGCTGTTTACGGGCCACCATCCCCGACTTCATAACCTCGTATATTTCGTCTGTTGGGTGTGCATGGTATTCATCTATAATTGCCAAGCTGGGATTTTTACCATCCCCTGTTTTCCGGGCTTCTTTAGATAGGGCCACGATAACGGAGCCGCTTCTTTTATGCGTTATCTTTTTATAGGAATCAGTGTACTTGTTTTTTAGGACTTTAACCGCTCCTATTTGCGTTACGATTTCATTATAAACAATTTCGGATTGTTCTTTTGTTGTCGCTCCAATATATACCTCTTCCTGCTCGTCCGAAAGGAAAGCAACATATGAAGCTATCAGGGCCAAAAGCTGGGACTTAGCATTCTTACGGGCCAATTGTATATAAACATAACGGAAACGCCGCAAGCCGCTTTCTTTATCCTTCCAACAAAATATATTTGCCACCACGAATAATTGAAAATCAGTAAGCTCTATAGGCTCATTTGCTAGTACACCTTTAGTATGTTTAAACATGCTGGCCCATTCGTTGAAATCATCCAGGGCTTCCAGGTCAAACATATAAGGAAAGTCATCTTGCCCTAATTGATTCAGGTCATCAATGAAACGCTGGGCAGCTCGTTTGTGTTTTATCGACGCTTTTATAACACCGTCTATAATGTCGTTTGCATAATTCCAAACCCGGTCTAATAACGAAAGCTCACTCATAATCTATTACCAAACTTTTCATCTTCTTCTTCTTCCGGCGGGTGCATGGCTTGTATAAGCTTGGACCTATCAACAGGACTTAAACCAAACTTTGACATCATTCTGTCCATTTGCTGAAACGCTTGCGCCTTCTTTGTTATGAGTGGATGAGGGACTATGTTTGTCACCTCTGATTTATTGGTATATTCCGTTGTGTCCCCATCTTCGGCAATGATTCTTGTATATCTTATATAGTCGCTGTATGCATCGCAAAACATTGACAAGGCATACGTATCAACAT